ATCAGTAAAAGATCCTGCAAATGCAGAAAATGTGGTATCTACGCCTTTTGCCAAAGGTACTTCTCAGACAACATTCTCATTGAAACCTACTGGCGATAAATGGACTCCATGGGAAAAACTTGAACAATTCTTCAAAGAAGCATTTTCACAGGCAAAGGAAACAGGACAATATACGGTTGAAACAAGTAAATTGAAGCAGCGACAAGGAAAACCTCAGTTTGATACGAATATCATCATTAGTGAACAGGCATTTAAAGATATTTTTCGGAATGAAGTGATACCGATGCTGTTTGCCAAAGCGGATGATCCCAATAGTAAGTTCAATTTTGGAAGTGCAGATCCAAGTACACCACGTAAAAATCTTGAATCGCTACAAGCAGATAAGGTTATTTCAAAAGAAGGTTTATTATTGGATGCCAAGAATCCTCTTAGCTATGATTTCCGATTTGGAGAAGCAAGAGGAAGCGATGATATTTCTTTTAATGAAACAATTGGACTAGGGAAAGAAGCATGGGGTGATGCATCCAAAGATATTAAAGGAGAAGGTTATTCTTTAGGAACCCATAAAACAGGAACAGATACTTCTGAAGGAGCATTAAGCAGGGGTATAGGTGTTCCTCCAGGATATATAGGCCGTGGTGGTCCTGAATATACAACAACAAGGAATTTAGGCAAACAACTGCTTCTACCTGTTATGGAAGAAGTTTCTGTTTCAGAGACTATGAAATTAGATCGCTTTGACGAATCTGATATAAACATCAAAAATCAGAAACAATATGTCAAATTATTGGATCAAGTTCTTGAAGAAGCAGACAAGATACAAAAAGTTCAAGCAGGTTCTGCAACAGGGTGGGATAATGAAATAGATATTAGTAAAGTCCATCAGCATACAGTAGATGATTTTGTAGGAAAGGATGAGAATCAGACAGTCCAGGAAGAGATGGAGCAGATACGGCAACAATACAACAACATTGTTAAAGAATACGATATTGGCAGTAAAGCTTGGCATCAGGAAACAACAAAGCTATTACAGAGGTATCAAGGAGCACAGGTAGCCCAATTAAGGGAAATCGATCCAATTCTGGCACATCTGGTCCTGCGTGGTGCTCATACTCAAAAGGGACTTAATGCTCCTGCATATGATGATTCGACTGCAGATAAATATACACTACGAGCAGGTAAATTGAGAAGAAAAGGAGAACCTGCTTATGAAACTGATCCCAAAGAAGATATACCTTTCCATTCCGTACAGAAAAGCAAAGAAATAAGTCAACGCAGGACAAAAGGGACCGACAGTGAACGGAAGCAATTGAGGGGCGATATTTGGGAGGGAGTGTGGCAGGGAACGAAAATAAAACCTAAAGAAACCTCTATGGTTGATATAGAGGAAGTTAAAGCAGCAGAACAAAAACTAAACCTCCAATCTGAAGGAGGCTGGAAAAAGTTAGAGTATTTTGCATCAAAAGGGATTTTGAGCGAGTTCGTAAAAGGTCCAGAACCAGAACCTGCAAGTATACAACGCCAATTAACCCTATTTGAACCTAATGTGATGAGTAAGGCTTTAGAAGCTAAAGTAGCACCTTCTGAACCCATTGTTGCACCACAGTCAGAATCCTTTGTATTGACGGATAAGGTTAAACCAAAACAACTAACATTGAATCTGGAACCTGGAGAAGTACCAGATGTTAAGATAAAACCAGGAAACATTAATCCGTATCCAAATGCAGCACATGATCCAACGATAGGTTTACAAGATCAACTAGAAGGTGGTACTCGATCCGAACCAACTAAAAGCACACGACTTTATCAAGGCCAAACGTCACTTGAAGGATCTCCTATCGAAAAAGGTGGAATCAGTAAAGTCCAACAGAATCTGGAATATAAAGAAACCATTGATATGAAGAAGTCTAAGTTGACAGGAGATTGGATGACTCGACAGGAACAACTCAGAACAGGAGAACAAGCACTTCATGGCAAGATCAATCCTAAACTGGGTATCTTCAGTTTTGGAATGGGATTAATGACAGGACCTCTAAGTGCAGGAGTTGCTTACAAAAATGTACAAAGATTAAACGAGCAGGAAGCACTTTATGGATTGGGTACTGATGGTGCAACAGGTCCAGAACCTTCATGGGGGAATCTAGGAGCACCTGTTACAGAAGAAGATTTCAAACAAGAGTTCTGGAGCAGAATGACTATGGGGATCATACCATCCGTACAGCAATTACGATGGCAACGTCAAATGGACCCAGGAGCAGGTATTAGCCCAGATGCTTGAACCAGAACGCTTAGAGCAAGCAATAAAGCTTGCCGAACAGATTACGGAAAAGAAGGATACCAATAGACTGTCATTTTATGATCCTTATGAGTACCAAAACAACTTTCACTCTGCAAAAGACAACGATGGGCGACTGGCAAGGCAGAGGCTTTTAATGGCAGCAAATAAGACTGGTAAGACCTTCTGTGGTGCTGCAGAGATGGCATTTCATTTGACAGGTAAGTATCCGAAATGGTGGAAAGGGTATCGTTTCACAGGACCAATCAAGGCATGGGCAGCAGGAAATACAACTGCAAACACAAGAGACATTGTACAAGCAGAACTATTAGGAGAGCCAGGAGATGAAGAAGACTTTGGTAAAGGAGCACTTCCTAAAGATGTGATTTTAAAATGGGATCGCCAACCAGGAATACCAAACGCAGTCTCTACCGTGACTGTCAAACATGCATCAGGAAAAAATTCCAAGTGCTATTTGAAATCCTACGAGCAGGGGAAACAGGCATGGATGGGGAAAGCGATAGATGTAGTATGGATGGACGAGGAACCGCCACAGGACATCTACAGTCAGGCATTACGGGCATCCCTCAAAAGCGGTGGTTTGACCTATATGACATTTACTCCAGAATCAGGGATGACGAATGTCGTTGCTCAGTTCATGAACAATCTGAAACCACACCAACAACTCTACAATGCCACTTGGGATGATGCACCACACCTTGATGATGAAGTCAAAGCAGAAATCCTTGCTGCATTACCACCGCATGAAAGAAAAATGCGTTCTGAGGGTATACCTGTACTGGGTAGTGGTCTTGTCTTTCCTATCGATGTTGAACAAATTAAACGTACTGCATTTGCCATCCCAGAACACTGGTCGAGGATATGTGCTATTGATTTTGGATATGATCACCCTACTGCTGCTGTGTGGATTGCTCATGACAGGGATCATGATGTTGCATACGTGTATGATACCTATAGAAAGTCTGGAGAGACTCCATTAGTTCATGCACAGGCTATAAAAGCCCGTGGTGACTGGATTCCTGTTATATGGCCCCATGATGGTGCACAACATGATAAAGGCTCAGGAGAACCCCTTGCAGCGATCTACAGAAGGCAGGGGATGAATATGTTCCCAAAGCATTTTGAAAACCCTGAAGGTGGTCAGGGTGTCGAACCAGGACTCATGGAAATGCTTCAGAAGTTCCAGACTCAACGGTTACTCGTGTTTGACCACTTGGGTGAGTTCTTTGAAGAAATGAGGATGTATCACAGAAAAGATGGTAAGGTGGTAAAGGAACGTGATGATCTTATGTCTGCAGCACGTTATGCAGTCATGTCACTACGTTATGCAAAAGGTTTAACCTTTTCTAAGAGAATGGACCACGGCATCGGAACATTCGATGACGAATATCAATATTTCGCAGCATAGAGGTACTTATGAAAGTATACACAGAGGTAGTCTGGACATGGGATGAAGAGAAAGGAGAACTTGTTGAAGAGTCTTCTAAATCTCATGAATATGAAGGTCCTATTGTAGGGGCATGGCCTTACTCTATCCCCTCTACACCATCTTTTGGAGGTGAGTGGGGAGGATCTACAAAGATAACACTAGATCCCAAAGGAATTTCAGGAGGTTGGAATGCTGGTTGGGAAAGAGGAAATGAAGTTGGTTGGAGTCCATTAGGTAAATGGGGTGCTGGACTTATATTAGGTCTAGAAGGAGCAATAAAGGGTCAACTAGGTCAAGATGATATTTATGGTTGGAAAAGAAATCCCAAACGCTCTACTTCTAACAAAAGTCCAGGTGATACCTTACTAAAAACCCAGATTGCAGGTACTGGATCTAACTTTGGAAGGTATGGAGACATCAGCCAACAAGCTCCAGGAGGTTGGATCAGACAACAGAACAAAAACCGTGATGGTCGGTCTAGTACTCTTATGACAAGAGGATTATCTAAGAAACAAATAAATGCTCGACATACTGCTTAATGTTTAGAATGTTGTATCAAGAACTGAGGATATAAAAGTTATGCCAAGATACAGAGGGAGAAATATCCTACGTAAGGTAAACCCTGACACTGGTTTTCTGGAAACTATAGATAAAGACACAGGAGAAACTTTAGAGGTAGATAAAGATTACGTTAGACCAGAAGATGATAATCTACAACCACCGCCATCCCAACGTCCTCCTCCTGGGACTCAGGTAGGTCCACCTAAGACTACCATTGCTCAATCCGCACCAAAAGATGCTGGAACTTTTAATTTTGCTAACAGTGCTGAGATCATTAAACAACTTAATGAAAAGTACCCGACTAATGCAGGATTAGAACAAAACTTTAAATACAATCCTGATACAGACAGTTTTGATCCTTATCTGACTCATGGAGGCAAAGAGTATACAGTCTCTGAGATCCAAGATCTTAATAATACAATAGCTGGTCTGCCAAAAGGAATAGGTTCAGGTGGTGGTGGCTTACTGGGTAGTCTGAATGATTTAGTTAATAACGTTAAAGGTAGCCTTACAGACCTGACTAATGTTGACTTAACGGACATTGACTTAACGGACCTTGATCTCAGTGGTGGTGTTACTGTCGATACTACGCAAGACCTAGCTGGAGCGACTACGACTTTACTAACAGAAGGATTAGAGTCTGTCCAGGATTTCGGAATTACAGCCGTAGAACAATTAGGGGAAGGGGCAGAATCTGCTAATGAATTCATAGATGCAACAATAACAGGAATAGGAGAACAGGGAGCGGAATTTGGAGAGTCCGCTGGTGAAGCAGTAACTTTTTTGGAAGAACAAGCAGCAGAGGGGGCAGAGTCTCTTACTGAGGCAGGGACTTTTCTGGAAGAACAAATAGCAGAGGGGGCAGAGTCAGCTCTTGAATTCGTAAATGCAACAGTTACAGGAGCTGCGGATGTAGTACATGCTACTGGTACTTTTATACACGATTTTGTTAATAATCCTTATGAACAAGTAGTAGAAGGTTTAAGCAATCTAAATGATTGGGCATCAACTCAACTCTTCGGATCGACGATGCCGGAGTTTGGTACAGAACTTATCGTAAATATGGGAGAGAATTTAAACTTAACTCCTCCTAGCACTCCTGGACCTGGAACTGGACCTGGAACTGGACTAACGACAGCACAACCCATGGTCGGAGGTGACATGTCAAATGCTGCATTGCAAGAACAAGTTTTACCAAGATCGAATATTCGACAAGATATGATGAATCCAATTTTAGGAGGACGAAGGAAAACCATGCTGACAATAGGACAGTCTGCATCTAAAATCAATGCACGAAGAATAGGTTAGGTATGGCTTACGAAGATCAAGATAATCCTGCATCTGATATTATTCAGGAATACGAATATCTGAAGTCCAACCGATCTGCATGGGAAGGTCAATGGAATCAGATTGCTGAAATGGTTATTCCAAGACGAGCAGATTTCCATAATAAAGACCGTAATCCTGGAAATGAACGAAGACAGAAGATCTTTGATTCTACTCCAGTACGTGCATTATCACGATTTGCAGCAGGTATGCATAATATCCTTACTCCTGCAGCAGCACCTTGGTTTATTCTAAAACCTAGAGTACGTGCCTTAGAACAAAATAGAGATGTCAATCTGTGGTTAGAAGAGACTACAAAACAGATTCAGATGTTTCTGTCTCGTCCTCAATGCAACTTCCATCCTGCAGTATATGAGTACTATGCAGACTTAGGTGCATTTGGAACTGCCATTATGTTTATTGAGGATGTTCCAGGAGAAGGTCCAATGTACAGGAACTTCCCTCTGTCTGATTGTCTTCTTGCAACGAATAATCTAGGACGAATTGACACAGTATTCAGGCATCATAAACAGACTGCAAAAGCACTTATAGAACAGTTTCCTCCAGAACAACTTTCAGAGAAGGTTCTCAAAAGTATGGAATCTGGAAAACCTTATGAAACTTTTGAGTGTTT